ATGGTGGGTGATTGTAGTCGCAGCAACATTGTCAACATCATCTATGGAAGTAATCTTGTGGGCTAAATATGTAGAAACACTGTCGCTATAGGTGTGGAGTGCGATTCCTCCACCTTTCAAATTATACTTCAACCCGTTTTCGTCTGCTCCGCCCTCGTTGTATGTATTGTTTGAAGTGTCACTTTCATATACATTAGAGCCTGATTCAACTTCATATACTTTTGTGCAATTAGAAAAGTCATTCTCCGCTGAGTGTACTCTTGAACTTGCAACCACTTCAAAACCAACCGACACGTTATCTATGACGCAATTTTGTATATGACCAGTTGCGTTTTCTTGGCAGTGGCACCCTCTGCCTGTTGTATCCGACACCGAACTAATATCAGGTCCATTCCCATTCCCGTCTGTGGTTGAAACACCTGTGTCACGATTATATGAATACCCTATTGAGTGAACATTGTGGTACATTGACTTAATTGCAGAATAGTTGCCAACGGCTAATTCATAAACACCACCGCTTACATATAAACGGCCTTGATATGAAAGAATCGTATCATAGCAATTTGTACCATGAACATTTTTTGTAGCTACCAAGCAACCGTTTGTCGATGCTATTCCCCCCTGCCCCGTAAAATCTAAAAATTTTATATCCTGAAACATTACACTTGAGCCATTACGCACACGAAAAGCATAATTGCTCGTTTCATCACCATCAAATATTGCGGTAGGAATATTGGGATGCCCACTAACATCAGGACCATAAATAAAAATCGGATAATTAGATTTAAGTCCTATCGGGATGAGGTTATTTGTTGTGGTATATGTTCCTGCTGCAAGGCTAATATCCCACTTCCCACTCAATACCGGCCCATAATTAGCAAGAGCTGCCAGTGCTACCGTAATAGTTGTGGGATCGTTTGCAGAAAGACCATCGTTGTCGGCGTTGCCGTCTGAGGCCACAAAAAGCGTATTGGTATTCGAGTTAAGCGGTTCAACCGCAAAACTGTTACCGTCACGGCTGATAACACCCGGCCCCCAATGGCGCACGCTATGAAGATATGGTATGCTTGCAGTTGTGAGGTACGTTCCTTTAGGCCAGTACAAATCTTTCCCGGCCGTGTATGCCGCAAGTACCGCAGCCGCCACCGCCGTCTGTGCCGAATCAGTCCCGTTGGTCGCAGGGTTCCAGCTTGTTACCGAATAAATATCTATCCCCAAAACAGATAGCGCCCTTGCAACCGCTCCCGTCCCTGATTGCAGAATAGGCACATAGGCAGGATCGAAGCTCGCATGAACCCAACGCTTGTCGCCGGCATTGGAATCGGGAGAGATAACCCCGGGAGAAGACTCGGTTGCGGCTGAATCAGCGTCAAGGTAATACGGCCGCAGATACCCGCTTACGGCATCCAGAACGAAAGTGCCATCTTTGTCCTTGAGCAAGCTGCCGTCAAGCGAATCAAGCGCGCCGTCCGCCCCGCCAGTAAGCGTAATATAGGGGTAAAAATACCAATCCATATGCTATTCCTTTGCAGGGCGTCCCGGCTTGCGCGGCTCCGTTTTGCTGTCGGCAAGCTCGCGCCGGCGAAGCTCGCTCCAAACGCGCTTCCGGTTCCAATCCTTGGGGATGTCACCCATCCGCGCCTTCAGTTCTTCCACCAGCTGCGCCGAAGACCGCGGATCGTCCGCCGCCGAATAGATCACTTTGCCCATCTTTGCGACTTCAGCCAATTTGTCCTCGTATTCGTCTGCGATAACGAAATATTCCGGTTGAGGCATATACTTTGCTTCAAGCCAGGTCTGCGGAAAGAACTCACCCTTTTTGAAATGCTTGTTGTAGGCGAAACACTCTCTAAAACATCGGTACTTCGTAGCCATCGACGGCTCCTTTCAGGTGGGGGTAGGGTTTTCGATTAGGTTCCGTCAACGATGGTGATCGTCAACGTGTCGTTGCTGATAATTCCGGTTGAGCCGTTCATGGCCTTGTTGACGTAGAGATACCCCTCGATATGGTTATTGGCCGCAGTGGAGGAAGACCGGAAATGATATTTGTTCATCAAATCAGGCTTGATGTACTCCCGCTGCGCCGTGTTCTGAGCATGAGGGATGCCTTTCCCCTTGTATGCGTTGACTGCGTAATTCGCCATTTTAAAGACTCCTATCAATCGAATTGGCCGGGAGCCTCATCGACCCCCGGCCGTTTGAGGTTAGTCAACCAAGTGGCCTTCGTCAGCGGTCAGGTAGGCATTGATCGCACCTGCCGCGATGTTGCCGGTCCCAACCACCACAACACCGAGGTACGCCCCGCGCTGAGTGCCGACAGGCACCTTGGCCTTGTGGACCGTCCCGGCGGCCGTGTTCGCAGCGATTGTCACGCTGGTGTGGTAGGTGCCGGAAACGAGCGTGTTGGAGGTGTTCGAGGCGAGATACACCACCGCGGACATCGCATTGGTCAGCGCCGTGGTCGGCACCACAACAAAGGTCATGCCACCGATCTGCGCGTTCTGGTTCCCACCCCACGCGGTTTTGTTCGTCGCCGCGTTCGACTTGTAGTTGGTTGCCCCCCTGGTGAGGGTGTTGTTATCTCCGATGATGCTGGTTGCATCGCAAAACTCATATTCGTATTGAACAGCCATTTTTATTTCTCCTGTTCACTCATAGTGAAGGTTAGGAAATAACGGTTTCGGTATCAAGAATCTGCTCCACCTTGCGAACCGGAATGCCCTGGAAGCGCAGCACCGGCCCGCCGCCGTCAAGACCCTGCTCCCGCGTGAAATAGACGTTGCTCTTGTCCTTCAGGCGGATCTGCATCTGGGTCAGCATATTGGTCGAGGCGTAGATCCTCGTCCCGGGGCCAACCACCATGCGGTTGATGAGACGAATCAGCTCATCCTCGTCAAAGGTCGTGGTCGTTCCGGTCGGCTCCAGGTTCGCGTAGCGGGCAATGCACTTCGGATTTTTAACGACCATTCCGGCACGCCACACAAAACGGTCGATGTAGGCCCGGAACTTGTTGCTCGAAGCATCCAGCGCATCGCCAATGCCCAAGTCCTCATGCTGCAAGCCGGCCGTGGTGTTGCGCGGATAGGCCATAAAAACGCTGTTCGGCCCCCAGGTGACAACGTAAATCGAAGTCAGGGTCGTTGAGCCGCCCCCGCCGATCACGTTTGCGGTAGCCGCAAGCGCATCAAGCCGTGGAGCAAGGCCAGTGAACTCCTCGGGGGCCAGGGTCGCATTGCCGTAGATCATGGTCGCGGCCATCTCCTGCGAAAGCCCCTCGATGAAGGCCATCGACTCATCCATGCGGGCCTGCTGCGGGTTGGAAAAGGCGTTGATGATTTCAACGTCGTTTTCAGCCCGACTCTCCAGAATCCCGATGGTGTCGATCAGCTCGACGGTATCGGAGCTCTCGGCCGCAACGCCGCGGTTCAGCTTCCTCCAGGTGCCGGTGGGAAGCGAGGACCGCCGTACGGTCTTGTTGCTAAAAATATCGTTGCCCTCTTTCCACACCGCGTCGGCAACGATCTCGTTTGTTTGCGCCAGCACTTCGGCAATAGTCGCCAGATTGCCATTCGGGTCATGCCGCTTGACCACTTCGACCAAGCCAAGGCGGGAATCAGTCACATCTGCCATTTAAAGTTCTCCTTATGGGCGTTGAGGCCCGGGTGTTGTCTTTGAGTAGTCAAGGATCGGGCGTCCGTCTATCCCTAACGGCCGGCCTCCCGCTCCACTCTGACCACCAAGAACCAAACTGTGCTCGGTTATTCTGCTTGCGATTGTCCACAGTCCCTTGATAAAATCAGGATTGCTCGCAAGTTCGCTTTCGGTGATCTTCTCACCGAAAACTGCCTTTGCCACCCCACGGCATTTCTCAATTCGGGCGTCAAACGCCTGCTTGCCGCCCCACTCCTTGATTAACTCGGCCTTGGCCGCATCGAGTCTTTCGGCTTCAGCTTTAGCCGTCCGCGCAAACGCCGCAAGTTCGCCTTTTGTGACGCCCTCGAATTGTTTTTGCGTTAGCCCAAGCTCCATCGCCATTTCCCGGTGCAACTGCCACGCCGCGTCATCAGGCTTGAAGTCCGCGGGAAACTCAAACGTGTACTCGTCCACCGACTTAGGAACCTCCGGCTGTTTGGATGCGAGATCCAAATAGCTTTTCCCAAGTGTCTGAAGGTCGAAAGAATTATCTTCCTTGAAGAACGGTTTAAAATGCTCGCTCTCGGCCCACTCCGCAGGGGGAGTCAAGCCGCCCGGTTGCGCCGTCGCGCCGTTGTCGCCGCTGTCCCCCGCGTTCGGGGTGCCTGCATCGTCTGCCATTTTACTGCTCCTTTACATCCAGTTTTTTAAGCTCGGCCTGCCGCAGCGCCTCCGCGGGCTTTCTGCGCCGGTCGAGCATCGAGTGGGCTATGTCGATATCCGCCAGGCTAACCTGATTGAACACAAAACGTCCCAACTCAAAGCGCCCAATGGCGCGTTCATCACGTAGCTCGCTTGCCCAATAACCAGAAACGTTGAGCAGCCATTCAAGCACATCCAGGCCATCTCCTGATCCAAACACGCGTTTGAGCCGCATGAGCCGCTTCTGTTCTTCCGCGAGCGCGGCACGCTTCGCTTCGATAACCTTGCTGTCGGCCTCGTCGTAATCACCAATCATGCGCCCATGCTTTTCTGTACGTCTGCAAGCGCGTTGCTGTCGCCTGCAGTCGTGGTTTCACTCAACGTCTTAACGTTCTCATAGGTCTGCGCGGTCTTCGCAAGCTGCTCGACCTCGGCCTGCTTATCCGCAGCCGCCTGCCGCATCGCCTCGACATCTTCCTTGCTCCGCATGATCTTTGCCGGCAGGCTCACCGTGTCGGCCACCTCGTCAAGGTAGGTGTCCCAATCGGTCTTGATGATGGTATTGGGGTCGAGCTGTGCCACCTGGCCTGCGACCCCCAGGTATCCCTGCAGGCTCTGCGCGTTGATTAGCTTCTGTGCCTGCGCCAGGATGCTGATGTATTCCACCTTGTATTCGGCCTGCGCCAGTTCAGCCGGGGCCGGCGGAAGTTTGCCCGCCCGCATGAGGATGTTGAACACCCGCTCCACAATAGGATCCAGAAACTCATACTCGAGCCGCTCAATCACCGGCCCCAGCATGAGCATCTTTTCTTCCTGCCGCGCCATGACCTCTGTTGCGGTCATCTTAGCCGGCTGCTCTTGGGCTATCATCAGGAATAGCTCATTAAAGAACATCCGGCGCACCCGGTCTTCATACCCGCGAATGGACAGGCCGTAGAACTCCAAGGCGCGTAGATCAATATCGACCAGGGCATAGGGCTTGCGGTCGCCGGCCTCGTCAAATACGTTCCTGCCTCCAGGCCCGAGGTCGAGCATCCGGTCGTTCATCGAAGGCGGCATCCCAAGCGGAGGATCGAGCGCCTTATCGGAAGCGATGAACCTCTGCTTCTCCATGCGCTGAATCGCTTTCACCAGACCCAACGCCTCGAGCCCCGGCCCCCATCCGTAAGCCTCGTTCGCCAACGCCTGCCACCGCGGACAGACAACCGGCATTTCATGGTAGCCTGTCTCCCGTAGCCGCTTGGTAGGCTCTGCCCACTCGTAATAGACCGAGCGCCAGGGAAAGCTATCCATGCGGTTGGGGTTGAAATCAGGATTGGGCTCAACGTAGTGGACTATCTCGCGCCAATCGTAGGGGTTTGATTGCAGTACGTTTTTAGTCTTTTCGCTCAAGTTCTCGCGGCCGAACTCAAGCTCCATCTGGCACGCCTGCATCTTGAACTTCCGAACGAAATCATGCACGTACTGATCGCCGCGCACCGAGAAGCGATAGTCACCAGCAGTGAAGTTTGTGAAGAGAATATCGGTTTTTGGGTTTTCGTCTATGAAAAGCGCCCCGGTGCCGAACCCGCCAACCTCCTCGTAGGCATGATGAACGATGGTATAGAAATTCGACCGCTTAAACGCCCCGTAAAGCACCTCCTCGCAATCGTCCAGCCACTCACGATAAGCCGAAAACTTGTTTAAGCCGGGATCGGAAAACTTCAGCTGGAACCAAGGACGCGCAGGGGATGACAGCCCACCGTGCAACCCTGCCCCAAGCATATGCAGGGCATCGGTAGCCGTGTTGTTGATGACCTTGGAGTTGGCCCGGGTCTTCCGGTTTGACAGCTCACCCTGATCCGCGAACCGGCCGCGGCCGATAGCCACATAGTCGGCAATCTCTCTGTAGACCGTCTGCCACTCAGAGAACTGCTGGTCGAGCTGCTTATAGTTGCGCGTGTAGCGGTCGTTCGCGTTGATGAACGCCGAGCCGCCGGCGCGGTAAAGCTCACTGTCTGCAGTGATGGTATCGGTTGGCATATCTCAACCTAACAGCGTGCGACGGACGTTGGCCCCGCCGGTGACGCCTAAGTAACCCGATGTAGCCGTGGATGGCATCTTGGTCCCTTGAGCTGCCAATCGGCGCTTGCGCTCTTCCTCCTCCTGCTCTAATTTTAACGCAATTTTTTTAGCGTTTTCTATCTCCTGTAAATATCTTGCTTGTGCTTCTTTAGCTGCTTTTTCTTGTAGTTTACGTGCCTCGTTTTGTGCGAGTGTGCCAAACGTTATGATATTACCGAAACCTTTTGGGTTGGTAACGTCTATCCACTCACCGACACCCTCTGCAAACCCTCCGGCCCCCTTAAGAAAGCTCTTGCCCTTCTTGAAGACTTTTTTAAACGCCCCACCGATGCTACCCAAACCGAATCCCATTTCGTCACCTCACACATTCAGGACCGCCCAAGGATCCCACTGCTTCTTTTGGTTCAAGAGGAAGGCGGGCTTGCGCTTCGCCACCGGCTGCGCGAAGGTCAGCGCCAGGGCGTCGGCCACATCCGGCGACTTGATGCCCCTCGCCTTCATGTCTTCCTTCTTCTCGAGTTTCATCCGGTTGGCCGAATCGTAGCTATAGAGAGGCGATACCAAGTCAACCCGCAGTTCAGGATCATCGGGGATGCAACCGCCCAACTCGAGCCACTCCTTCATCCGCCACCACATCTCAATCCGCTTATTCAGGAACAGTTGATCATTCTGCGGCTTGCTGCCACTGTTGATGCCGGTAACGCCAGCGCCGAACTGCTTTGACTTGAGCATATCAACTACGCCTGCACCTACACCTACAACGTCGATAAAAACCGCATCTGGATTGTGTTCTCGGATCTTGTGCATTACGTTTTCAGAAAACTGAAACAGATCGACGCCGGCGTACTTCTTGACCTCAAGTGTCCCCAAACCCTGGCGCACATAGATCACGCTCTTATCGTCGCCGAACCTAGCAACGTCCACACCAAAGATGATCGGCTGCTGATGGTAGGCCGCGGCCTCAATCTGCCGGCCGTAAGCCTGTTCCACCAGATCAATCGGGATTATGGCGTCCTCGACTGAGGCCGTGAAATCGCAAAGGTATTCCTGCCGGAACTTGTTTTCGGACTGAATCGACCGCTGAAGCTCTATTTCTTCCTGCTCCAGAGCATCGGTGCCGTTCACCGTGAACACATCGGAATAGTATAATTCGGGGTTAGCTACGGCTGTCGTGTAGATCGAATAAAACGCATTGATGCCCTTCGGCGTGCCGATAAAGACCGCCCACCCTTTGCGGTCTGCGAGCGCAGGCAAAATGATTTCATCCCACACTTCCGGTTTCATTTGCGCCACTTCGTCCAGCACAACTCCATCGAAGTAAAGACCGCGCAAGGCGTCTGGATTATCAGCCCCGAATATCCTGATAACGGCCTTATTCGGCAGCGTAACATCAAGCTCGGACTCGTTTATTTTAACGCCCGGGATAACCTGAGTGAACCGCTTGAGGTACAGCCACGCGAGTTGTTTGCCCTGATTGCGGTAGGGGGCCACATAGCCATATCGAGGGTCTTGCTTTGTACAAAGCAGGGCTTGCTTGATGAGGTGATTTACAACGCAGACGGTCTTTCCCCAGCGGCGATGAGCAACGACAACAGAAAAGCGGCGCGACTCCATGCCGGAGTGCATCCGCCGCTGCTGCTCCCTTGGCTTGTAAGGGATCTCGATTATTTTTGCCAATGAATTACAAGCTCACCGTCGAGGTTCACATCCACACTTTTGGGCAATGTTTTTGCTGTGAAATTCTGGTGGAACCATTTGGGGTCTTGTCTGGCGCAATCCCAAAGCCCCTTTCCTTCAGCGTCCAAGCCGAGATTGATTTCTTCGACTCGCTCAAGGATGTTTCCCTGAATAAGACGTTTCTTTACAGTCTTTTTATTCAGGGACCCTTTAGGTCTGCCCTTGCCGGCCGCTGGGGGTCGTGTCCCTTTATGCGCTGGCATCACTAAACCAAATTTTAAGTGTTGCTAAAAGTGTTCACCGGAGGCCGACCCTGTGCCGGCCCCCGGCCCAAACAGGAGGAGGAAGATGTGAGCCTACCCCACATCTTGTGGCAATTATAGCACTATTCTACCAGTGAAGTCAAGCGTATATTATTTTATGGGTTTTTGCGACCGGTACGCTGCCCATGTCGAGGGATCGTGTTTCGATGAACCTCAGCTCGGCCTGGTCGCCTATCCAGGCGTTGAACCGCCGCTTGCAGGCATCGCACAACTGAATCGACCCGTAGACCGGCTTTCCGCATTTCCGGCAGTGATTTTCGACTGTTCCGGCGAACTCGCGCCAGGGGTGCTCGGTGTACCGCGGTGAATTAGGCATAGTTTTCGCTCCAATCCTGGTGTTTGACTCGCTCGAATAGGTATTTGCAGGCCGGGCAGAACTTGCGAGGTACTCCCCGGCCGATCCAGTGCATCCAGACTTTGTGGGTTTTACCGCAGTGGGGGCAAATGCAGGGGGTGCTGCTGCCGTCGAGTAGAGGCTCCCTGAGAA